GGGAGCAGTTGCATAAGCAAAAGCACCAGGGCCAAAGAAGTAGGTGGAGAGCACGTCCTTACCAGAGCCGCTACCGGTGCCAGCACCAGCATCAACAGGCAGGGTGTCATCCACATACACCGGGCGACCCAGATAGGTACCCTTCTCCAGACGCTCAGCAGACAGACGGGAATCCAGCTGCGAAGTCGTCGAAGCGGGAACGATCAGATCCTGCTTCATCAGGGCGTAGAAGGTGCGGGAGTGCATGAACACACCCGTCAGCTCCTCGCCAGCATCACCCAGCTTGGCGATGGCATCCACCAGCGCGTCAGGGGTCAGAGCGGTGCCAGTGCCACCAGCAGCATGGGAGCTGACCAGGGGGCCGCCAGAAGCAAACAGGCCCTTGATCACGTTGATCAGGGTCTTCTGCATGTCGCGCACCCAATAGCGACCGGTACTGCGAGCAATGGCTTGCATCGGATCGGAACCGGCCAGTTCGGCGGCCAGATCAGAAGCCTTCCAAGCACGACCACGCATGTTGCGCACACCGATCTGCACAGCGCCGGCCAGAGTGGCAGCGGTCAGACCAGTGGTGTCGTTCAGGATCTCGGAATCACCAGACAGATCACCGAAGAACGGCAGATCAATCAGCTTGCCGCCTTTTTCAAACTCAGCCTGAATAGCGGCATTGGTGGCCATGAGGCCGGAAGTCACCAGGACGTTACGATCCTGAACTTCCTCTTGTTGGTACCCGAGGAAAAGCTCGGGAATAAACGGAACGCCCGCGAGAAGCATGACTAGAACCTCAAAAACAAGAAAGGATTTTGCAGCTATGCTGCGAAGCTTTTGACTTGCAATGGGCACCGCCCCTGCCGTCTAGGTGAACAATGGGCACCGCCCCTGTTCGGATTGGCATTCAACCTGGGCACCGCCCCGTTGAATAGCAAGAGGATACACCCTCTGTTGATCAGATACTAGCGTTTCTTTTTCATGGAAGAAGACTTGTCTTTCGATTTATCGCCTCGCTTATCTTTGCGCTCAATACCAGCCTCTGATAAGGCGATAGCACGAGCCTGAGCCAGTTTAGTTACTTTTTGCCCCGAACTGGACTTAAGAGTGCCAGCGCGAAATTCGCGCATGACCCTGCTGATTTTCTTTTCAGCTTTGGTTTTCTTTTTCATGATTGACAGAGTGCCAGCGATCACAGGCTAATCGTGAGGCGCGACTAGCGTTTATATGCATTCGTGCGGGGCAATGAGCAAGAGAGAGTGGAATACCCCAGTGCGTGAGCCCTGGAATCCAATCATTCACAATTTATTAAAAGCAATTGACGAGCACAATAAAATGTACTTTAAAACATGTAATCACTGGCATTTAGAAAAAGCCTGTGAGCTTAGAAAGTATGTAAAAGAAATTAAAGACTGGATAAAATTAAATGAAAAATAAATTACCACTTAACTTTATCAGCCCAATACGCAGCAGACATTTTTCCTTTCGCTATGTTTTCAGCGTGGCGTGCCTTGAACGAACGCTGACGGGCCTTTTCTTTTTCTGTCTTCGGGTTTGCGCCTGCACCAGATACTCCCTGCTGCCCAAAGCGAATCAGCTTAACTTTGTCACCAGATTTCGCAAGAACAGCGTGTGATTTAGTCGGATGACTAGGCGTGCGCTTGGGCTTGTTATAGCCTGCAAACTTTTCGCCGCGATATTCGATGCTCATTTTTTTGCTCCAGCAGCTTTAACTTGAGAACGGCGCTTCAGTACCATATTACCCGTTGACTCTGATTTAATTTTCACAAGCGGGTCATCTTTTGTGCCAACTCGTGTAATAATGCCCCCACTTGGGCCTTTGATACTTGCGCGAGTACCAGCGCCACCTACAACAGTGCCGTAAGTCGTAACGCCCTGATACCGCCAACTAACACGAGTGCCTTTACGCATCGAACAGGCAGAAGCTGTCAGCAGCGTAACAATAAAAAAGACCCCCGGAGGGGTCCATAGCTCAGCCACAAGTGTAGCATACTACATCTTACTAAGTGCGTTAGCGAGAACTGGATCAAGTTTGCCAGTCATGCGAGCTTCATTTGCAAGACGCTTTGCCTTGTCAGGATCTTTCTGAATAATTTCAGCGGCCTTAGTGACGTTGAGCGAATCCTTGCTAAAAGGATTATTTGTATAAGTAGTGGTCGCTCCACGAGTTGTGGTCATGCCCGACCCGGTTGCGCCGCTACCTACAAAGTAAACAGAGAACTCTTCGTCATCACGGAAACGAGTTACCGCATCACGCAATGCAATCGGATCGTGCTCCGGTCCATATACAACAGTGCTCTCGTCATCAAGTAGCCTGAAGTTCTCCTTCATTAACTTGAAGAGGTGAGACGGACGACGGCACTCCGCTTTTGCAAGTTCATCTGTTACCATCCGCTCCAGCTTGCTTTCGCGACGCTTTTCGCGCTCAGCGTTCCGCTCCTTTTCAAGGTCTTCGTTGAGCTTGCGTAGATCGCTGATTTCCTTGCGCAGAGAGGTGAACTGCGCCTTCACGGCTTCATCCATGGCGTCCGAGGGTGTCTGTCCCTGCGGAGCAGAGGGAGCGGCCTGTTGAGCTTCCTGTGGCTGCGACTGAGCCTTGAACGTCTTGAACAGCTCAACAATGGCGTCATCATCAACGTCATCATTCAGCTCAACACCAGCAACTTTCAAAAAGCGATCAACAGACTTCTTTTTCTTGAGGTCTTTAATTAAACCCTCGTTTGTTGCTTTTAGTTTTGCGGTTTCACTCTCGATGCTATTTGTTTGCTTCTTAAGGGCCTCGATTACGGCAAGCGCTTCCTCAAGGCTTTCGGGTTGTTGAATCGTCACGCAAAGTCGTGTCTTGACTCATCAAATAATACCACCAGTCTGTTCATTTGGTTGAACAGAGGCCTCTGGGTTCTCAATATTGCCATTTGTGTTGGGCTGAGAGCCATTGCGCCCCGGAATTTGGCCGGCATTTGCAACTTGACGCCCACCCTGTCCAATGCCAAGCTCCTGCGCTGTTTCGGAGCCGTCAAGCCCCATATCCTCCAGCATTTGCTTAACACTGAATTCTGGAAGCCCTTCAAACATTTCGCCGGCCTCAAGCATCTTGAGGAACATGCCGATCGTAAGCGCCCCACTATCTTTAAACAGAGAGTTGAGGGCCATAATTTGTTGAGAGTGCAGTTTAACGGGAATGAAGTTTTTGCTAATCGTTACGCGCACCTCAGGAATTTGACGATAAGCCGATGCGTACAAAAGAGCACGATTTAGCGCATCTTCAAGAGATTGCACAAGAACAGCGAGCTGAGAATCACTCTGAGAGCGGTCAAGTAACTTTGCAAATCCAGATTCAGCCTGTGTTTTGCCCGTTGTCATTGCAACAGCGGCCAGGCGCTCCATTGCAGATTCAATGCGACGCAGGTTTTCAAGCGTCACAGACGCCCCTTCCATAGAAGCGGACATCAGATTGAATTTTGCGTCGGGATTTTGCGAGAAAAGCGCACGTCCAGCGCCCGCCGCAATCTCATCATCGGGACGCACACCCGTTCCGGTCAGGATTGGCGAGGAAGTCAGGTGAATTGTCTCTGCAAGGTCAGCAGAAACACTCCAATGGTGCAAATTAAGACGAGCGATGTCAAAAAGTAAAGGCCGCCCACGGAAATAAGCCTCTTTCTTGCCGCCAAACACGGGAACGAAAGGAATAAAACCAATAGACAGGTAGGATGCTTCGTCGAGCGTGTATTTATTGACGTTTCCTGGGGCATTTGTTTTGGTATAAAGGCGACAGCGCACCCTTTGACCAATAACAGCGGCTTCAGGAATATCTGAAAACTCAGAAACAACGTTATCAGCGTAATTTACAATGTCATAAACACGAACAGCGGGAATAACTTCCTCAAAGAATTCGTTCGACTCACTTTGACGGCGAACTTCTGTTTTGACGCGAAGGTATGTGGGGAATGCCCCAAAAATATTTTGCGCCCCAACCCGAGCATTCAACACGTCATAACGACACTCCAGCACCTGATCCATGGACATCAGGACTAGGTATGGACGCGGATTCAGTTTCCGCTCCTCAGCGGCACTCAGGCCAGGCGGAAGCTTGGGGTATTCAACCCAAATCCCGGACACGCCACCATCAAGCGCAGCCGTAAATGCTTCTTTTGTAAAAGAAAG